TGGTACACACTGTGCAGGGATCAGTGCCTGGCATCAATGTGGTATTCGTGAGCACCACTCCCAACTTCCAGAGTGCGATCGAAGTCAAACCCAGCTCGGCCAGTGGGTTCAGTGTGGCATTTGACAACACCACCGCCACAAGGCGCAGTACTGGTATTGCCATCAGCAATGCGCTGAACTACCCACAGACAGTGACCCTGGAGTTCCTGGACACCAATGGTGTTAACCTGTTGCCCATTACTACAACCCCGCTGACTGCGGTGGTACCAGCTGGTGGCCATGTCATTTTCGTAATGGATCAGGCTTATACCTTCACGCAGAATCGCACTGGCGTCTTGCGGGTGTCCGGAACTCAGCCCACGCTGACTGGTTTTGGTCTTGTGATGGACCTGGTCAACGGGTTCTTCTTCACCGAGCCTGCTTTCCTCAATTAAAACTTCAATGTTGTAAGTTGGTACAAGAACGGGGACCCTGTCCCCGTTCTTCTGCGTATACCAGCTGAATATCTTTTGTTGACATTGCTATTTGGTCTGTGCTATAATAGTAGTATGCCGGTACTGAACATCCAGACTTTGTTGCGTACTCAAACTGATGCATTAGCTCAGCTCAAGACACTGGGTGTGGAGCCCAAGGCTCACCCACAGTGGCCCAACCTGCTACAGTTCACATACGACCAGATCGCCGCATCTGAACACAAGTCTCACCCTGTGGTGGTAGAGAGTCGAGGACTGATACTGGATCAGGATCAGAACTGGCGCGTTGTAGCACAACCGTTTACTCGATTCTTTAACCAGGGCGAGACTGGTGCTGCTGACATTGACTGGTCCACTGCCAAAGTGCAGGAGAAGCTGGACGGCAGTTTGATGATTGTGTACTGGTATGCTGGTGCATGGCAAGTGGCGACCAAAGGGTCGCCAGATGCTGGCGGAAATGTGGGTGAGCACAGCTTTACCTTTGCTGAGCTGTTCTGGCGTACTTGGCAGGATCAGTATTCTGACGTCAGCGATCTGTTCCCAGGCTGGACCTATTGCTTTGAGCTCACCAGTCAGTATAACCGTATTGTGACTCAGCAATCAGACAACACTGGCAATCTGACGCTGATTGGTGTTCGTGATCAGGATGGCGCTGAGCATCCAGTTGCTCTGTGGGCTCACTGCTGGGATGTGGTACGTGAGTTTGCGTTGACTTCAGTTGCTGATGTACTGGCCGCGGCTGATGCGCTGGACCCTGCACATCAAGAAGGCTATGTGGTGGTGGACCAGCACTGGCGTCGCATCAAGATCAAGAGTCCGCGTTATGTACTAATTCATCACCTCAAGGACAGTTTGCACACTCGTGGGCTAGTTGAGCTGGTGCAGCGTGGTGAGGATTCAGAAGTGTTTGCCTACTTTCCTGACCTCCGAGTACGGTATGATCAGATTTTAGCACAGATGCACTCACTGGGCCAAGAGATTGATCAGTGGTTTATTCAGGTGGCAGTTAGTAACACCAGCCGTAAGAACTTTGCTTTGGCAGCTCAGGCTCAAGTGCCTACGCCAGTACTGGGTGCTATGTTTGCCCTGCTGGATGCCAAGCAGGCCAATGGTTTTAAGTGGCTGTGTGTGCAGGCACCAGCTCGTACTGTAGAAATATTATCCCTCATGGAGGTATCAAATGACGTCAATTACTGATTTTGTAGATGAAAACCAACGTGTCAATGTGGGCAAATATCACCAGGCTCTACGTGATGCTGGCGAAGCATGTAATAGCTGTAATGGGTTTATTTCGCACCCCAATGGCAGTCCCACAGTGTGTTACAACTGCCGCACGCTGAGCAGCCGTGAGCAAATGGCCAACGACCAGTGTGTGCGCTGTCCCAACTGTGGTCATGAATTTAATGTGTGGCAGCACACAGATTATTATCTACTGTGGGACTCTGGAACTCACCCGGTGGAATGTACTGAATGCAATACCCAGTTTGACATCCAGACTCAGATAACCTATACCTTTGTCAGTCCTGCCATGAAGGACCACAATGGCTAGACCTCAACTAGTAGAGTGGGAGTGGGACGATGAGTTCAGTAGTGTGTGCAAAGTTAATCGAGAGAAAAATAAGTGTGATATTTGCAATGCATCGCGCGGAGAAGGTAGGCAGGGCAGCCTGTGTCTCGATTGTGATCACACCATAGAGTTGTTCAATCATACCGATCTACGGTATATGGCCGCCACTGTGATTCAGCAGAATGCCGTACTGCGATGTGATCCAACCAAGCCCTTGTATACTTCAGAACTATGGGATCAGTTAGCTCAGCGTCATCGCCAGGGTACGTTGGGGTGGTCAGAGTATTCTGGCTGGCCCCAATTGTCCCTGATACGACAAGTTAAATGCTTTATCAGACAGTATAATTGTAAGACCTGGAGCAACATGGACCAGGTGTGGCGGGATTATCAGGCGTTTGTTGCCCAAAAAGAATTCTGGTGCCAGTGATATCACTGGCATAAGTAATATCGTAGTACCGCTGGTGTTGATAACAACTGAAAGTGTCGTGGACGGGAGTTCGATTCTCCCCGCCTCCACTATGTAGTACTTGGGGGCGACCGGTTTCGACAGGACTCAATAGGTGACGGGAGTCAGCCGTGAAGCACTCACGTAAATCAGAGCAAACAAAAATCAGCCAACTCTAATAAGTGGTATGATGTCGCAGATTTCGGATTCACGTCCGAAGTCGCTGAACTGGCAACAGCCTAATTCAGTTTATACGACTGAGATTGATCCTCTTGGAAACAGAATGGATCATAACAATGGCGACCCCACAAAGGTCGCCATTGTCATTTAAATTATGTAAATTAACCAGCCAGCATTGTCACCCAGCTCGTGCCATCACTTTGCAGCATAGCCCACTTACCAGCAGTGCCTGCCAGGATAGCCGTACCAGCGGAACCGCCAGCCACGGGTACAACGTTGCTGCCAGCACTGACCACAGTGTAAGCTGCGGTGGTCTTAATATTGAGTATTCTTCCTGGATATGTTGCTGGTGCGAGCAATGTTACCGTACACGTCGCACTAGCGTTGATTATCAGTGATGAATCAGTAGCCAGCATAGTATATGTACTGGCACTCACCGTCACTGGTGCTTTAAGTGCCAGTGAGCCAGTGAATACCCCAGCGACTGCGCCAACGTTACCCACATTGGCATTGCCAGTGACACTAAGTGAGCCCAATGTACCAACTGATGTAATATTAGTTTGACTTGCTGTGGTTAATGCACCCACAATACTGGTTGCACCAATATTTCCCACATTGGCATTGCCAGTGACACTGATTGCTCCAGTGAATACTCCAGCGACTGCGCCAACGTTGCCCACATTGGCATTGCCAGTGACACTGATTGCTCCGGTGAATACTCCAGCGACTGCGCCAACGTTGCCCACATTGGCATTGCCAGTGACACTGATTGCTCCGGTGAATATACCAATGCCTGTGCCAATATTTCCCACATTGGCATTGCCAGTGACACTGAGTATACCACTTACCGCATTTATATTGCCAGCAGTGATATTGCCACTAAACACCGCAGTGGCGCCAACTACATTACCATTCACAGTGCTGGTGCTGATGCTGGTATTGTAATTGATACCGGCTACTAGATTACTAAACCCAGTGAAACCAGTAATACCTGTTACAGGTTCTTTGCTCAACATCGCCACTCTGACACCACTGGCATACAATGACGACACATAATGTGACACAGTGCTGCTGTCAATCACAGTTTCAGTTATGGCGCCATTGGTGCCGCCACCTGCTATGCCAGAGTTAATAGCTACCCAGATTGAACCAGCATACACTTTCAGCTGCTGGTTCACAGTGTCAAACCACAGATCACCAGATACCGGACTGCTGGGAGTTGCTGTGGCAATGCCACTTAGTGGTTTCCAATATGCGCCATCCCAGACCTTTAATGTGGAATAGGTAGAATCAAACCATACCTGACCAGACTGGGGACTGCTGGGGGCACTACCACTGGAGAAATGTTCCATAAGACGGAAAAAGTTTTGATTAATGGTGGCGCCGTAATTGGTACGGTTTTTACCCACCAACTGGACGCTGTAAGTAGAATCCACCACATTGTCTGCTACAGTTATGGGGTTCCCGTTAGTTTTGTTTATCGTATAAGCCATTTACTACATCTCCTTGAAATTGTATTCATACTAGGACAAATTTGTCAATGTCTGCACGCGCACTGTATAATCAAGCTGTATCAGACGATTCAGGCTTTTCTGTACTGGATGAAAAATTACATGGGTCAACAGTTTGCCGCCGGATGATCTGAGTCCAAGTTCATCAAACACATAGGCACTGTTGTAATCCGTGGTGTTATCAAATACTTGCTGATTTGCTGGTTCACCATAGTTCAATAGGCAACTAACCAGTATATCTGTATAGGCTTTGCCCAACTGATGACTCACAGTGAGTTTGTTGTGGACTGGGTCAGTGTTGTTGCTGTAATTCTGATTTACTACTTTTTCATAAGTCTGAGCATATAACCCAGCACTGGCTCCAGTGTAGTTAGGAGTATTGTATGTGATAACACCAGTGCTGCCGACATCAGTTCCGCCATTGCCAAATGCCATGCTTCGGATGAACCCACTGGCGCTATTCACATCATTGGCATTCAACGGCCCAGCACAAATACTCTGAGCCAATGCCAGCGAAAAGTTTTCATAATGAATCGCATTGGGTTTGTCCACCAATACTGTGTTGGTGTCAATGTCAGTGATTTTTATCCAGCCTTTAATATCCAAAGCGATGTTCATTCTATGCCCTCATGTTTACAATTATAGTCTGCGTTTCAGGATCTGAAATTTTTAGATATGACTCCACATACAAGCTGGGAGTCTCCTGGATCTGTTCCTGCGGTGACACAGGCGTTTTCTGATCTTGTATGTTCATATCAGTTATTTATACCGGCAACTGAGCTGGGTTATTGATAAGAAACACTGCGATGTCAGTGGAACTCAGCTGTAATCCCTGTCCATCAGTTGCCACTGCTGATCCCAGTGTGTTCCAGGTGTTGTGATAAGCGGTTAAACTATTGGTGTTCACTGTGGTGAATGGTCTCACACTGTGCGCCACAATATCCCCAAAGCTTAACACCGTGCCCTGAGTCAGTGTTTGAGGTGTAGCCAGTATCACCTGATTTGTTGATGTGCTAACCACCGTTGACGCTACAGCACTATTACCAGTTACCTTCATACCTGGTGTGATACCAGCAATCGAATCAATCTGTATGGTAGCATTGCTGCTGACATTGGCTGTTACGGTGTGCGCCACGCCAACTACGCCTGAAATGCCAGGTAATACCAAGTTATCACCAGCAGCTTCAGCACGGCTTCCACTGGCATGAACCACTGGGGTATGTGTGCCCAGTGTGCCTCTGACTATGCCTGTGAGTAAGTTATTCACAGGATCCACACCGAGGTAAGCAATGCGTTCACCGTTGACAAATACTGCGCCCCAGCGATTATCAATCGGAGTACGGAATCCACTGACACCTGCCAGATGTATCTCAGTGTCATACCAGTTAAGAGCCTGAGTCAATGTGGTTGTACCAGTGGCTGGCACCGCATAATAGCTGATATTGTCTAGCATGTCCTTGAACATTCTGAAGCCAGTGTTTGCTGTGTTTAAATTACCATTACTGAACACACGAACATCCAGTGTGTCGTACAGTCGACCATTAACATGTTCATCATCAGCCGGACAGTTGATGTTGGTAACAAAACCACTACCATCAATAACCACATCTGCAGATCTTATACCCAGTGCGGTGTCAGTGAAGTCACTGTGTATTTGGGTATCAAAGTTGCCTACTGGAGAATGCCGCGCAAGTCCTGCAGTTACTCTGAAGTCACCCAGCTTGCCAGCGAACCCTGCTGACACCGCACTGATCATCAACGGTACTGTGTTGGTGCTGGTACCGAAACTATAATCAGCCTGATTATCTTGATCCACCAAAACACCATCCACATACAACATCATGCGTTGCTGATACCGTTCAACACTAATAAAGTGAGCACCAAGGCTGAGGGTGCCAGTTAAAGTCATCACTGTGCTGGCTGCTGCTGTTTTCACCAGCAGTTGTATATGAGTTGTATCTGACATACTTGCTGTTAAACTGTGAGTGGTGCCAGCAGCCAGTGTGAATATGGTTCCAGCGTCTGAGGCATTATCCATCCAGAACTCAATGGTAAAATCACCAGTGCCTAGATTGAAGTCTGTACTGCTGTCAACATCTAAGTATGCACAATCGTTTGAGTAACTGATGTTGTCAAATTTTTCATCAAAGGGTTCTCCTGCGTCAAATACTTCGCCAAATACTCCAGTGTAGAAAGTAGCAGCTAAGATCTCGCTGTGGTCTGTACTGATCACTGAGTTGTTCACTATGAAATGTGCTGGATTGACCACTGTTACCAGCTTACTGTTCACGCTGCGATCCTGAACCACCGTGCTCACACCCTGGGGCACAAAGTTGACGCCAGTGGGTAAATCAGCACTGAGGGTTTCAAATCCATACAGTAATGTTACATGATTTAGGTAACTGTCAGTTAACACCGTACGACCAAATGCTCCCTGTGGTACAGCATAGTTAGCAGCATCATATCTCAGCACACCCGACGTGATTCTGAGTTCATCCATGAACGCATTGGCAGTGTGTGCAGGTGTCACTTCAGTGCCCAGGGTGAGGTTGGCGCCGCTGAAGGTATGATTCTGATAACCCTCTGCGGTGTATTGGCCCAGGCGATAACCATCTAGGTATAAGCTCACAGTGTTGTATTTGCGCTCAACCACAGCGTGTTGCCAGATATTAGTGGTAACACTGCCCCCGGATACTAAACTGCTGCTGCTGTTGGAATCACTAACACACACCTGATTTAACTCATTAACATAGATAATTATTCCGCTAGTACTGAATAACACTTGTTTGCTATGCACCGTCTGCATACGGAACCAGAATTCAATGGTAAAATCATTAATGCCCAGACCAGAGATTGTGGTGGCTGTGGTGAGATATCGATTGCCATCTATATTGCTGAAGCTGGCTGATCTAGCGCCAGCCACACAGTGTTGATAGTTCCAAATATTCTCAGTTACAGTATCAGTATTGAATGCCAACTGTAATACCACATTATCCAGCTGGGTATCATCTTGATCGGTCATGGCAGCGTCCACCACAGCATAAGTGTCTGTGAATGGTACAGAATCTACCAGTACGCTGGGGTAATCCACCGATGCCCAACGATTATACTTCATGGTGATATTGGGTTTTCTCACCACTGAGTTGGTCAACACAGGGGTCAACACAGCTGAGCGGGGTATAAGAATATTGTCTAAGCTCAGCTGAGTCCAGGCTGTTGTATCAGAGACAGGATTGCCATACAAATAGGACAGGGTCAGCTGTGTATTAGCAACCACATCACGATGATCTCCAGAAACGGTGATGGTGTTAGCCGTGGAACTGACCGTGGTGACCAGCGTGAATGTCAGGGTTTCTCCAGCAGTAACTGACTCTGGTTTGGATAATGTCAGAATTTTAGTCACAGTATCAATGGCACTCACTGTGGGGAAATCAGTGATATTATTACTGGAAACCGTCATACCTGTCGCAATACCAGTTACCGACCCCACTGTGATGTTGACATTACCATAAGTGGCAATATTACTAACAGCATCTACACTTATATTTTGACCCACGACTCGCATATTGGCTATAACTGTACCAGTATTACTACCCACTGGTAGTGTGGTATTGGTGGAATCATAAGTTGCTGACACAAAGCTCAGTTGATCATATCTGGCCAAAGTCTGCACTGAGCTCAATGTTACTTTGGAGTTGGCCGTATCCACAGTAATCACAGTGGGATAAGAATTTGCAACAATGTTCGTGCCAGTCACAATCATACTAGTAACTATACCCGACACTGAGTCCAATGTTACACTAGCTGAGGTCAGGGTGAATGTCAAGGTTTGTCCAGCAGTAACCGACTGTGCACTGGATAATGTCACAGTTTTTGCCGCAGTATTAACGGAACTCACGGTGGGAGTACCAGTAATGTCAGTTCCAGCCACCACCATGCCTAGGAGAATATCAGTGGCTGACTCCACTGTGATGTTGACATCATTAGTAGTAGTGGCTGACGCCAGGGTAACAAATAATCCTTTAGTTTGAACAGTGTGTTTCACTCCAGCCACATTAGCTGATGTCTCCAGCTGGTTTGCTTCATAGAATGCCTGATTGGCCGCATACAGTACCACATCGCCTGGTTTGTAAACCACAGTGTTTTCCCAGGTTAGTACATCAAATCCACCAATTACTTCCACTAGTGGCTGACTAGTGTACCCAGTGCCCACTGAGGTCAGTGTCACTGTGGGATTCAGCTGCTGGGTCAGTGGATTCACTGTGACTCGGGCCGTGGCTCCTGCCCCGCCTCCACCAGTTATATTAACACTGGGTGTGTAACTGTAACCATGACCAGTGTCAGCCACGGTTAAGCCAGTGAGATTATACGTGTGATGGTTATTCCAGTTGGCATAAACTCCCTGAGTAAATCTAATCTCGTCGTTGGGGAACAAGCCAGTGGGTGATCTTAAGCTCCAGTCTGAGCTAACTGGCGCTGGTTCAGCGGGCATCTGATAGTTGCCATTTTCATATATTGCAACTGATGACTCACCCACATAGTTGTATTTCAATCCAGTGGGCACACCCTGGAATGTGGAACCCACAATGTAGGGATACACTGGGATAGTATGATCATAAGTGGACACAGTGACAAAGTATGCGTAGGTACCATAGGGATATTCTGGAGTTTTTACAAATCTACCATTATGCTCATCCAGTGTACCCAGCCCTGACACATATTCCCAATCGCCAATGTACTCGCCAGTGGGCGCTGCATAGTCGGCGTAGGCTTGCCCGTTGACAACAGTCCGAGTGCTGAGTCTGTAATCATTCCTGAGTCGATAACTGCTGGTGTTCTGAATGATTCCACCAGAACCATCAACTCTCCTGTACCCGAACGGTCCATAAATGGGGAATCCATCCAGCGCCAATCCGATCAATGGACTATGCTGGCTGGAATTCAGCGTATACAGCAGCGTAGGATTTGCGCGGTACACATATGCGCCCGTGGAAGTCAAATACCCATTGCTGGCGTCTGGCCCAACATAGCTGGTGCCAGCCGCAATATTCACAGTATAAGTTTCAGTGACACTGGGATCATTCACCCAGGTCAGCGTGTCGATTTCCTCGGCCACCACACTGAAGAACGGTACACCATTGATTGCTACACCAATGATGTTGTTGGTGGGCACTGGATATTTAGTAACTGTTTCAGTTGGTGTCTGATTCAGCGCAAATACCCAGTGTTGCGGTGTTGCTGATGTCACGGTGGTGTTGGGCCATAAGCCCATAGCGTGAGCTGCCATGCCATTGCTGCCCACATATAGTAATCCGTTTTCTTGAGCCAGTGCAACGCCAGCTGTGAAATATCTAGCTTGTCCACTGTTTAGCTTGCCGTATGCACCAGGATACTGACCAGCATACCACACTGCGTCATACAATGCTGGCAAGTCAAAGTCGCTGGCGGCAGTCAGTGCGGTGTCGGTTGCGCTGTACACATTGGTGTATTCACGTATTCGAGTGTGATAAGGATTGGTTTCATTTACAAAGTCACGCACAAACTGTTCGTCATCCTGCCGATAGTTAGTCTGACGATTTAGATTCTTCACACGGTGTTTGACATTGATAAAACTGGTTCTGAATAACCAATCCACACTGAGATTTTCCTGTAGTACAAATCTCATTACTGCAAAGAAGGCGCTGTCGGCCACTGTCATTAGGTCACCAGTGAGAATATGCTGATTCAGTGCAGTTAGAATCAGTCTCAGGGGCAATGCTGGATAACTGTCAAATCCAGCCACAGTATCAAACGCCGTGCCATCTAAGCCAGTGACCACTGTGTCATACAGCTTGGTTTTAAACTGTATGGTTCCACGCTGTATCCACACTGGATTCAGAGTCTGGTCTGCTTGAATCTGATACATTGCTGCGTTGTTGTCGCCATTATTGAGAATTTTTAAATACTGTCCTGTTACCAAGTTAATGCTGGGTAAGTATCCAATGTGAGCAATGGTGTTGTCAGCAACTGTTTCAGTGTAGTCAGCTGAGCTCCAGTCCTGATACTGCCAGTACTCACTGAGATTGTAGAACTCACTGGTTACCATCTCCCATTGGCCGTTGACTAATTTAACCAGGCTCCAACCTGAATTGGTAGCTAAACTATCACTGTGAATCAGAATTACTGTGTTGTTAACATAATCACGAACATCCAGTATCAGCAATGTCTCACGATCAACCACAGTAGCATCAAATCCTGTAGTGGGCATTGGGTCACGCTGTTGCAACAAGCTCAGTGTGGATAAGTTAGCTACTGCCTGACTTGCAATGGCTGTGTTGATCTGTTGGAAATAGATCTGGATGGCTTTGTTACGATCTCTGAACAGACTCTGGCGTGGTCTAAATGCAACTCCATACCGATCTTCAGTATTCAGCGCAGGGTCTGGAACTTCCAGCTGAGTGGTAACGCCACCAAAGGTGATGTTGGATTGTCCACACAAACTGTCCACCATTTTGGTGTAAATAGGAGTGGTTAACCAGTGACCAGATCCGTCTTCACTCAGCATCAGGAACTCGCTGTGTAAACGGTTGGTATGATCTTCCAACACATAATCAATATGTAGAACATTCTCGCCATTGTTAACTTCATTGGCCACATTATACAATATCACGCCGTGAGTATTGGCTGGTGAAATCATAGGCAAACCACTGAGTTGGGGATAAGTCAGCGCATTGCTGATATCAGCAGTGCTCAGTGTGTGAACTTCGCTGGGCTGAGTTTTGTTAGCTACCCAGAAATACCACTGGCTGGTCTGACTGTCGTAAACTGTGGCCGCGTCGGCAGCCACGGTTCCAGTGCCAGTGTATGCTGCGGGCGGTACTGTGCTGACAGTCCATTCATATATATTGATCTGTGTGCCAGGAAACCATGTGTTGTAGTTGGCCACTCGATCCATCAACTCGCCCTGATAATAGTTTACTGTTCTCAGCTGGCGAGTGCTGAACCAATTCAGACCCACCTGCGCTGATCCCCATTTAATACTGCCAGTGTTGGCTACCTGAGACTGGGTGGATAATACTGTCCAGTGTTCAGTGTTGAAGAATCCCGCACTGTGAATCTGATTAGCTACATATACAGTGTCGTTGTAAACTACCCGGCTGCCAACTTCATAAGTAATGCCGCCTCGCCACAATGCAACACCATATACTGCTGGGTCATTGCCAGAAATATAATCAATATGCTGAGCTATCACTCCGGGCAATAACCCCTGAGCCAGATCCACCACATCCAGATCCACTATTTTCTGCTGAGTACGACTATTATAAATCCATGCTCTGAACAAACTGTGAGCATCCAATGTGGGCTGTTGCTGTCTCAGCATAGTCCAGCCAGACAATGCATTGTCATTGGTGTAACACACTACATTGTTTTCATCAGTCGTTGCTAATCTATTACCCACCCACAAGCGTTGTAGGTTGCCAGCAAAGCACAAATTAACTCCGGTTGCTGATTGGTATTGTACTGTTTTAACACGGGTCAGTTGTATAGTGTCATGCTGAGCAGACAACACTGATGCTGATGTGCGTAATAATTGATACTGTGATAATCTCTGTCCAGGTTGTGCCGCGCTGTCATACATCACTGTGCTGCCGCTGTCAAACTGAATGTTGCTTTCCAGATGCAACTGATCGGCTTGTACGAATTCAGCATTATTTTCCATCACAGCCAATACCTTGGTGGTAAGCCAGCTGAGCTGTTGACCAAAGCCAGTACTGAAAACATCTGTGTTATCAATGGTCTGAATCAGATGCCAAGCACTGGAGTAATAATTCCATAATTGCACTTTACCCAGCTGTCTTAATGTCTGACTGCCAATGACCTGAGAAGATTGTGGCGCAGCAATGGCTAGTAGGTCACCATTGACCGCAACACTGGCTCCATATTGATCATCATTGTCCCCGGCTGATAAAGTGTGAGTCAGAGTAAATGTGGTTGTTGCTCTGCTGAAAGTATAAACTTTACCAGCGCCAGCTCCAGCGGATGGAGCTCCCACAGCCAACAATGCACCGTCGGCGCTGAGGCTTACACTGGATCCAAATTTACCACCAGTAACATTACCAGGATCAGTGACGGTTTGTACCAAACTGTACACAGAGCTAACTCGTTGGTAAACCCGCACACTACCTACACCACTGGGTGTAGGAGCACCAGCAGCCAACCACACACCATCAGCACTGGCGCTTACACTGGATCCCAGATATGAACCGCTGGCGCCATAAAATGTCTGACTGACAGCAGCAACCGTGGGTGTATATTTTAGAATATATAACTGACCGCTGTTGCTGCTGTCGGTCGCCGTAGCAACTGCCAGGCCCGAGGTAAGATTCACAACCTGTGAGCCCAGTGAGGTAGTATTGCCAGTGGCGGCGAAAGTGTGTACCACCGTGCCCAACCCAGCGACATCACCAGCACTGAGTCGGGCTGATTCCATGGTTTTCAGTGTCACTTGGTTGGCTGTGGCCTGACCTAACCACAGCAGTTTGGTAGCTTCATCCTGTGCAATACTAGTGGTTACCGCTGAGCCCGCTGGTAAAGTTGCCTGACCAGTGACATAGGGTTCGCGGAAATCAAACACAGCAAATCCTGTGGTGTCATAGTCCACATAAGCCCGAGTCAGTACTGGCAGCCGGAGTCTATTAACTTGTGAATCCAGTATGGCACTGCCAATATCATTGTGCCGTAAACTTGTGTACGTGTAAATGCCCCGTGGGGCAGTGACATCAGTGTAGGTGATATTGTCAAATGTATACTGGGTGACGTCAGTTACCTGCAAACTCAGAACACTGTAATAATCACCACTGGGTTGTACCTGATAATCATTCACAGTGAACACACCCTGTGCTTGGGTGATATCCACAGCCACAATATCGCCCACATATGCGTCCACGCCAGAACTTAGGTATAAATCTATGGTATTCTGCACTGTGTTCAGCACCACTTGTTTGATATACGCAGCAGACAGTTTCCAAGTAATCACATTGTATTTGTTTTCAGCTGAGCTGACTTCATCCACTGCAATCCAGAACCAATTTTGATTTCTAACATTGCGCAACAGGTTACCAGTGTCGGTTTCTGTGGTCATGCTGAGTTTGCTGGGAAATGTCAGCAAGTTCTGCAATGTACTGTTGTATTGCAGTGTATTGCTGCGGGCAAAGTCGTAGATGTCACTGGGCAATACTGGGCCAGCTGACAGGAATGGTGATTCTGAATCATTGAGATTACCAGCATCCAGTGTCTGTATGAAGTTAGCATTCCATCCCAGTGGTTTCTTGTACAACACACTGTCTGAAACTCTGATAATATTGGTATCACTGCTGCCAACCGCAAACTCCACTGCCACGGGGTTATTGACCGCCACGGTGCTATTGAGTTGTACGTCCACATATCCAGTGCGTCCAGTTGCGCCGTACTCACCCATCTTGATGGCATATTCTTCAAACACAGCAAAGTCAGCCAATAGGTCAGTGGTGCCAGCTGATGTAAAATTAGTTATTGCCTGTGGCGTGCCTTTTTGCTTGATCCAGCCACGATAGAATTCAGTCTGATTCAGCAAGTCCAGCCCCAGGTTGGCCAGCCAAGTACGTTCCACATATCCCAGTGCGTCACATCTCAGACGCACCATGTCGGGTATGCTGTTGTGGTAATATGGATCATACGCATGTTCCAGATCCAGTGCTTTAGCGCCAATACTGGGCATCAGCTGATCCTGAAACACAGTGTCAGTGACACTGAAGTTATTCTGCTGGAATTTACTAGCGCCAATCACCGCAGTGAGCGCAGTCCAGTTCTGATTCTTATACCGTACAATGCTGCCACGCAGGTAGTCAGTATTGGGTTGCCAGTCAGCCACATCACTCAGCATCATCATGAAACCAGCACTGGCCAACGTGCCATTCCAATCTCCAGATTTCAGTCCAGTGATTCTCAAGCGGTTTTGCCTGGTACCCAATGCTGGGTTATAGATCAGGTCATTGAATACTGTGCGATTATTCAGTATCAGTTTGTGTTCAAAGTTTATTAAGTTGGCTCTCAGCGCACTGATCACACCCAATGGCAACTGATGGTTGATGTAGGTAACATCAGAATCACGCAGCACATCCAGGTATCTGGTATCAATCTGATACTGATTTTCATCCAGCAACAGTGACCCAGGATTAAGCAAACTGTCCAGAGTGCCAGCCACTGGTTGGAATTTTAGAACACCGCTGCTGGGGTTGAGTACCAGGCTGATGCGATTCACGCCCTGATTGGGTGCCCAGTCATAATAGCTCCATTTTACAAACTGTACCGCTGCATCTACCCAGTTAACTCGGTCAGTGGCGGTATCAGTTTCAAACAAGAAACCCAGACGTTGCAGATATGCGCCGTAACTGACCAGGAAGTCCACCACAGTCTGACGATTACTAAATTCAAATCCGTATGGAACATAAATGGATTGTTCAGCATTTTCCTGATACACCGTAAAACTCTGGCTGCCCACCGTAATGCTGGTGGTTTTACCAGTGGGATTGCTGGGACTGATAATAAAAAATGGATATTCCTGGTCATAGCCAGTTACTTTGTAACCATTAACGCTTTGTGTGATGATAACTCCACTGTAGGTCACTTGTCCCACTGGAGTACTCTGACTCAGTAATAAACTATAGTCTTCTGCAGGTACTTTGACAGTCTGCTGAATAGTCTGTGGACTGTTCTGCTCAGCATACACTGTGAGGTTGCCTTTATCAGCAAACCCAGCCAAATTGTAAACCAAGTTCACAGTACTGTGGGTGATGTATTTCTTGAACAGTGCGGCAGTATCACCCTGATTAGTTAGATATTCCACAATATAGTTCAGCATACTGTGTTTGCGCACTGTGATGCCAGCAGCATCAGTATCCACATTGTGTAACTCAACATCAGCAATGCTGGGGATCTGTGTAACCAGATATTTAAATCCATCAAACATTCCAGCCACAGTGGGTGTGGTGTTGTGACGCACATGCGGGCAATAATTATCCAGATCCCACAGTGTACCCAGCATAAACTGAGGATTCTGTAAGATCTTGGTGCGTAACTGAGCGAACGGGAACGTGCTGCTGTGTCTCCATGCTGTTTCAGCTGGTCCGCCATCATTAAAAGTAAAGCCAGCACGCAGAGTCTGAGTTTCCAGAATAGCTGTTAAACTCACATTGGGATCTAACAACTCACCACTGGATGATACTGGTATCACATCCAGCAAACTCAGCTGAGCAGTGCGTGATGTATTATACACATTGGTGGTTCGGTAGCCAGTGGCGCTGACTTTGCCAGTGTGCCCCAGCACACCGTTGGTCAGATCCTGCCACAGGATAAGATTCTCTCCAGTATAGGGTGCTGGGCCATAAGTGCTTAGCCACCAAGTGGGCCGGACGCTCAAGCCCAGTACCTCCCAGGGATGAGTATGTGGACGATCAGTGTCATAAAAGTCACGATAACTACCACGCCAGTAACCCAGCAACGGATCACCTGTGATCTTGTCAGTGCTGTTATTGTAGTTGTAGGTGAATGCTTTGTTCTGCTCATACACTGATGTGCGGAAATTCACATGATTTTCAGCAACCCATTCATAAAAGAACTTGCGCTGAATGGATGCTTGTTCGATCATGCTGTATGTTGCCAGTCCGTTGAGTTCTCTGAAGCGGCCTGCTGAGGGCACACGATTTTCTATTACCTGATTCCATAACTCAGAATTTACTTTGATGTTATTGTAGATTCTCAGTTCCAGTTCCATCAGCAATGTATCACGATAATCAGTGAATGCACGAGTAATGCTGCCATCGTGGCCTTGTATAACCAGCACTGATTCCTGATAGGTATCATCAGTGTACATACTGGGCACATAAGCTGCGCCCAAGCCCAGTTTAGCTGGAGTTGCTGGCATATAACAACCATCGGTATTAGTGTATTCAACAATTTCAATCAGGTCGCCCACTCTGACAACCAGCATGATCTCTACTGCTGGTCGACCAGTAAATACTTCGTAATCTTCACCGCGTACCAGTTGTTGACCGTTGAGATAGACCAGCACTGCCTGATTACTGGCAACCTGATCCAGTTGTCGAGAAATGTCATAATATTGTTGTTGTGGGTCATCCACCGTATACCTGACGACCGTGCCACCCAGTGGAACCATGTCACTGGTATACCATGCAGAACTGGAATTGTGATTAGCTGCCAACACTGCAAAGATCTGATCTACACCATGTCGAGCACTGAGATTCACGATGTTCTCTACCTGATCTCCAGCTTGCAGGAATTTCAGCTTAAATAATTCATAGTCAGCAGCAGCATTCTTCAGCGCACGATCAATATTGTATCGGTTATCAGTAAGCATCAGTGTGCTGAGTACGCTGAACCCCTCATGCAACATAATTAATCCAGGTTTACCCTGGTGGTTAGGATCGTCCAGACTATTTTCAGTGTCAGCTGGGCTTATACCGTGACCGTGCTGGTAATGCATGGCATCAGTATGTTGTTTGATATCATTGTGGGTAAATGACACTGGACGCTGATTGTAGGGATTGATATCATATGCGGCAGGAACATCATAATATGCTCCCACAATGGGTGTGGCTGCGATTAATTTTACCAGTACTGTGCTGTCAGTGTTAACAGTCACAGCGTTGCCAATGGTGAACAACACTGTGTTACTCACCACCTGCACTGTGAAGTTGTCTGGACTAAGCTGGTGGCCATCCACGAACACCAGGGTGTTGTTGGCTGTGGTCTTATTTAACAGTGTGCAGCTTACCTGAATAGTTCTGGAACCAGTTGCTGATATATTCTGATACAGTTCCAAATTAGTTAGTGCTTGTTGCCATGGGCTAAACTCACTGGCAGCACCGGTTATATCATCAGTTCTGCGGGCTACGCCCTGATTAATTGCGATCTGCACAGGGTTGTTATTAATCTGATGAGTAAATGTGTCAGATTCATATGTATTCAGGAATGTGATATCACCCACATTGGCTATATTGCGGTAAGTTAATCCAAATTCCAGCACTGGGTCAGATGCAACGCTGGAATTTCGCTGATATTCAATCAGTGTGCTGCCAGCAAAGGAACTGAGATCATAAACTCTGGAATCAGCATAGCTGACGCCATTGTAATCAAATACATCAAATTTAGGAGCTTGTTGCACCTGAGTTTTTTGCTGACTGCTCAGTGTCCAGTATTTGGTTGACGCATTCCAGTACCAGTTGGTGCCACGATTGTTGGCATCAGCTGAGGTCACAACCACACAATCGCCCGCGAGTGCAGTAGCATATTCTGTCAGTGAAATAACTGGTCCCCGGGCTAACACCGTTTCAAAACTCAGCGGAGTTGTTCCCAGTTGCACAGTGTTTAAATTAACCACATATCTAAACCAAGTGTTACGGTTAACTGTGCCTGCAGAAGCATATACATAGAAGTCAGTGCTTAGTTCAGTTACTGAGTTGACATCATCACTGCGTTCCAGTCTACCACTGATGTAATAATAGATACCATTTTGTTGTGCGAGGGTTTGCTTCCACAACAACACACGATCATATGGTTGTAATGTGACCCCATCAATTGTGCCAGGACTGGTAATGTTGACATTGGTGGTGGATGCCACACGCACTGGCGCACGACTGAATAAATTTAAATCACCATCCACATCCACATATTGTATCTGATAAACTTTTCCTCGCACCTGAGACTCAGTGTCGTTATTGAATATCACCAGGTCACCATCCACTAATAGATGACCATTTAATGTCAAGCTCTGTGTGTCAGTAACACGACGACCATTGATATTGCTCAGAGCGTCGTTAATTTGACTGTCCAGCAACTGCACCTGAGCCAGTGACTGTGTTCCAAAGTCATAGAGTTTAAGACCGCTGCGGAATTCCAATATGGGCCTAACTGCTCGAGACACTGAGCTGGGAGCTGACACTGTCACTCCCTGAGCTTGTAGGTAGGCCAGTGTGTTTTCAATCACAGCATAATTAAACCAACGATTGGTTCTGCTCCAGGGATTACGATCTGCACTGGCACGATTTACTGTGATGTAATCTGGATTTTGTGCGTTGTCTAAATATGGTTCCTGAGTGGTGAGTTGCTGATAGGGAACCAGTGTGATAGCCGAGCCCACGCCTTCCACGATGTAGCTGGGCGCTGTGAGAATTTTACACCAGGAGTTATCACCATGTGCTGTGGCAACGCTATTGTAGCCGCGAGTTACTGTCACAGTGTTGGCCTGATAATTCACCGAGTGGACCAGCATGGTTTCAGTGTTGGCTTCTAGGAAAAACCCAGACTGGATTTCCCCAACATCCAGCAGCGCAATAGTGGAGTCAGCAATTCCGATCTGATTGGTAAATGTGGACTGGTATACCAGCACCAGATTGCAGTAGCTGGCAGGAACTGCGTCTGAGCCAAATGTTACCCTGAGGCCGTCAATAAACTTAACTCCATTGCCGCTGGTATAATATTTTTGTCCCACAATATCACGATCGATATCCAGCACAGGCACATCAGTATTGATGATGCCCAATGGCAGAATGTTGGCTGTGTTCTGATCATCCTGCAAATACAGAGTGGTTAAATTTCCACTCAGTGCGGGTACACGAGCCAATGCGCTGTTATCGGCGGTTTTATACCAGCTAGTGTTGCGATAAGTACCGCCGTTCTTGACTTTGACACGATGTTGACCGCTGATGTTGGCCACGAAATTCAAACGAATCAGTCCATTGATTACCTGACAGGTCCAGATACCATACCACTGACTATTGAGTATGGGTGTGGTATTTTCAAATGTACCCACTTCCAATCCATTAAATTCAAATGGTTCAATTCGCTGCCATCCAGCACTCTGCCCTGTGACAAATATCAGTGTCTTGCCATTGAGATCAGTGACTCCATCAATACCTCCACGATGTCCAGTGAGATCACTGTCAGTTAACGAAGCTGGAACCTGTACAAAAGTGTCGATGGATTTGCCGTCAATCTGATCAAATTGTAAATTAGTAGCTAAATCCACAAAGTCCAGGGTTTGGATGCCAGTTACGCTGAGATTTCTCCAATAGCTTTCATCAGCTAGTCTGGGCACATTGAACACAATATCACCAGTGGTAACACCGTTGTTGTTTACACCCAGAATGTCGCGTGCTGTGAGATTGGGGTTAGAGGGAATAAATCCCGGAGTACCTGGATGAGACTGAATCCATGTTCGGCTGGCATTAGTCTGAGTATTATCAGTAAAAACTGATGATCCCAGTACCCCGTCAAAGGTTATTAGCAACACAGTGTTGTTATCATTGACTGTGGTGCCACTGGGTAATGCGTAATAAACATCAGTGTATCTAGCATAGCCATTGGTGATGCGTAGATCATTGATGAATCCACGGAAGGCCATGCTGTTCTGAGTATCAGCACCAATGGTCAATGCTTTGTCAGATCTGGCAATGGTGCCCATGCTGCCAGTAACTGCCTGATAGCCATCCACATACAATCTTGCTGTGCCACTAACACGGGTAACCGCAACATGATGCCAAGCACCAGTGCTGACTGCGCCCGCGGCGTACACTAACTCGGATACTGATCCTGTGGCAGCATCCACCCAGCAGAATTTCAGTGTGTTGGGTGAGCCAGTTCTGATCAATGCCCAGCTGCTGTTGGCAGTGTCATTAAATGACCACTGACCCACTATGACCTGATCACCTGAATTCTGATTGCTGTCAATCCAGACCCAGCATTCCACTGCAAACTGTGAATATTTAAAGTTAAAGTCCACAACATCAGTAACCACTAAGCCTCCAGCGGCCACAAATTTCCCACTGGAGTTACCAAACAGTGGAAACTGACTGCTGGCTAATACTGGGCTGACACTGGATAGCTGAGTCACTGATTTAGCTGTGCGGATACCAGCAGAGTAGTCGTTGGGTTGAACTTTGAATGTGTAATTACCACCACGCGCTAGGAATATTTCTGGATTTAATCCATCGAAATCTGTAACCGATAGTCCGTTGCTGGTGCGGGTTACTGTATAAGTCGCTGTGGTGGGTAAAGTGCTGTTGCTGATTTGCACTGGGGTTCTGAACCAGGGATTCTCATCCACACGAGTTCCATTGATCTTTCTGGGCTCTGGGATCCACACATAGTTGAAGTAATTTGTGAATTTATCCAGATCCACGAATCCCTGATAGGTGTAGGAGTTGTCAGTAAGCAGGCGGTTCCATGCATCAATTTTGCCACCCTGGCTGGCCACACTGTTCAGCACATCCTTGAAACCAGCGGCGCGAGTGGGTGATCCTGGCTGAGCAAATACAAATTCTGGTTCCAACTGATAGTCAGTTCTGAATGTGCTGGGCTCGGTGATATAGTTTCCAGCCAGTGGCGCACCGTTGACTAACCTACGGCCCACATAACCGTCAAAGTTTCTGAGGTTGGGGTCACTTACCAGGCGATCCAGCGTGCTGTTGAGGAAACGCTGATTGGGTATTGTTCTAAAATATTCTGGAAGTAAATCGATAGTCTTATTGATTGCCATTTTTTAGTTACCCACTCTCAATACTGTATTAGTCAAGTTAGTCACCACATTAATATCCAATACCGTGGCCGCGCTGGTCAATATCTCATCGGGCTGACAACGGATCTGCTGTAAATCACCGTAAACTTGCCCAGTGCTGGTGGGCACCAGGTGTACACTACTAATTATGGTGCTGAGTTCTGTGTGTAAATAAGATGCCAAATCACTGAAGTAAAAAGTTTCACCAAAGTCCCAGTTGTCCACACTGAAGTAATCATTGATTTTACTGACCACCTGACTCCGTACTTCACTGTCACTTACAACCACATTGGCATTCTTGACCACCACAAACTGGCATTGTAGATTGGCGTCAGCTTTGCTGCCAAACAATGGCTTGAAAGTAGCTGAACTGTATATGATCAAGTCACTGATCATGCGATAATTTTCCAGGTCAGCAAAGTCATTTCTCAAACTTTCAGTTGTGGGCTCAGTGGGTTGAGTTACTGTGCCAGTGTAATCGCGTATCCACAAGATATAATCATCAGCATAGTTTTTTTCCAGCACATAGATGTCAATAATATTGCTGGGGCTGGGATCAATACGGCGATCAGCTGGCGCGTTGTGACGGTACTGATACTTAATTTTCTGCCTGCCCATACGATAACTGTAGCCAGTTACAGTTGCCTTGCTGGCGGTATCACCATTGCGGGTAATCTTGTAGAACAATTTAGCATCCAGCGTAAACACAATATCACCATTGGTGTATGTCAGAGGATCGATATCAGCCACAGTGTTTACTAACTTCACTACACCCTGTTTCAGTACTGATAACCGACTACCGCCGTTGTTCTGATTGTTGAAGAAGAAAACATAGCTGTTCACATTACCAGCATTGGGCGGGGTATCGCCCGGAGTACCCACAATGTCAGTATAGAAATAAGGAGTATCTGGCGATCCATTGCTGTTTTTATCAGCAAATGTCACCTGGACCTTGGTGTCATCCAAGTATCCATCTGACTCAATCACTGAGTTGTATACTGACATAGTGATATCATTACTAAATGGAGATCCAGACTGATTAGGCAATGTGTTGGGCTTCAGCACATCAATCTGATCTTTCAGCAGTTTACCGCTGGCTGGGTCATATATCTTAACCCTGGGATCGTAGAAGAATCTGGTCTGGCGTTCACTGCCATAGTAATATCTCACACTGCGCTGTGTCACCGTGTAGGTGTTGCTGGCATAGTTAAATGCCAGCAACCATTTATCAGTGCCATTAACTGATGTGTCATATCTGGGCTCTGAAAAACTGGAACCAGTAACAGGAATTTCCGTGGACACAAACCAAGTTCCCACACTGTCAGTATTGCTGCTGCCAGCAACATATTTCAATCCCACGCTCTGCCGAGCAACCAATGCGGTTACCAGCTGTGTCTGTATATTAGCTGGTAATACCGGAGTAAATGTGGGTAAAACCGCAGTTAGTAAAGCGCCTGTGGGAATCTTTTCACTCAGCACAATGGCTCCAGTACCATCTAGGTCACGACCCTCATTGGCATTGCCAGTCTGATTACCTCTGCCCTGGTAACTAATACTGGTTACTGTGGCAAAAATGTATGGATGCTGATTCATTAGCACAGTGGCGCCAGCAGTGACTAGGCGGTTGTCGTAGTTGAATATCTTACCCGAGGGTGCGGCAAACTTCAGCACGGCTCCCACTCTGAATCGGTTGACATTAAAAGCAGTAAATACTGCATTTTCGGTGGTGAGCAACGTATTGGTATTGTCTGTTATATAACCACTGCTGACATCGTTGTCAGCAAGTACCAGGTTCCATTTTATAACAGTGCTGCTGACATTCTGCGCACTGTAATTCTGGTAAAACATGGCCAGCATACTGGCATCAGCAATGGCTGGCAACACCAGATTGTTTACTTTTTCTACCACATCATCACGAGTAGTAAAAGTAAAGCTGCTGGTCTGGTTTGTGGTATCAGTATACAGATAACCATCATCACCCACTATATTGGTGCTGCTGAATCTACCAGTGGGATCAATCACATCCAAGTAACGACTAACGCCGCTGCTGGTACGATTAACTGATTTAATCTTGACAATGTTGTTGTACTTTACATAGGGAAAACTGTTGTAATCCTGACCGTTGACCATGCGGTTCTGGGTATAATAGTTCTGTGGCGCTTTGAGCTTAATGTCATCCAGTGTTTCCCGCGCAGCACTGTTAGCCACAGTGTACTTGAGACTGGCAGTCACTGTGAGAATCTGTGTACGACCTGATTTGCTGAGATAAGGAATGTTTATGATAACATTGGTCATTTCAGCTGGAGTGATACGATAACTCAGTCCATTGCTGACACGATAATAAGTGACAAAGTTACCCACTGGAATTTCACCAAATACGCCATCACCAAACACCAAAGTTACAGAATCTTCAGCACGACTCATCAGCGAATACACAGTCTTGATGGTGCTGCTGGCAGTGTTATAACTCAGTGTGCTGCCACTGACTGAGTCCAACTTAGTCCATGCGGTGAGTGCATTGGTGGAGCCAACTTGGTATAGCCATACATCGGTGTTGTTTATACCAGCTGATGCTAGATAAACCTGACGATTGGGTAAACTTTCAGTGACGCTGAAACGCTCAGACAGCAAAATTCCTTGTTTGAAGTTCAAGAAGAACCCAGTGTTGTTGCTGCTGTATCCCTGCTGATCATCACGGTACAGCAAGTTGAAAATTGTTCTGATGTTGCTGCCATACTCTGTTAATGCACCCTGGTTGATTTTAGGGTTGATAACTTCAAACGGCATCAGCGTGTTGTTTACTGTGGCAGTGTACTTAAATGGCGCACTTTGACCAGCAGGTAAATCCACAGTGTACAAACTAGTTAATATACCGTCAATGGTGGTGCTGTTGCCTGGACGACCCACTTGTTGGCTGCTGGTAATAGCTGCATTGAGTATAGTGTTCCATTGTTCCTGCCAAGTGGAGTTACTGCGATCATTCCAAGTAATACTTACATTGGTCAGTGCGCGACCCATACTGTCCAGAATGGTTTCGTCAGTTCTCACTGTGTCAATTCTAAGTGCTCCACTGGCTGCTGAGTTTCGTTTGGGTACATAATTAACCAGATTACTTAACCGTAGTATACTATCACGGCGCTGAGCAGTTTCTAGAAAATTTTCACGAGCATTGAGGTCCATACGAAAGCTGAGACTCTGCCCCATGAAGCTGATGAGATCAATTAGTGATACATATTCACTGCTGTTGATGTAATCGTTGAAGTTTTCTGGATTGTATAATCTGAGAAAATCCACCATGCTTTTTCGCAGAGTTTCGTAGTCATAGCTCTTGAAATCTGCATCGCGAAAGGTCTGGTACATATTTTTCCAGTCCTGGACCCCGTAAAGATTTTGATTACGCTGCTGTTGGCTCATGGTATTTCCTATGTCTGGTATTTATGATCACCATAATATAAGTACTTTAAACACTGGCTACAGATTGTTGTGTGTCAAACAGCACGCGCATCACTTCAGTCTGATTGGTAGCAGTGTAAACCAGCTGCATCTCCACTGTCACAGTGTTCTGATCTTCCTGACTCACAATGTTTATGCTGGTTAATACCACTCTGGGATCACTGTTAACCAACTGTGTGAGATTATCTGATATTTCTTTTTGCACCTCTGAAGTCAACGGCTCATACAGTAATTCCCAGATCACGCAACCTTCTTTGGGTAACATCAATCTGCTGCCCAATCTGGTGTTCAGGGCGTTCAGCAAATCTTGTTTAATTAATTCACGATCTATCAGAGTAAACCGTTTCTGACTCCCGGCGTTGACAGTGCTGAACCCACGATAAATTGACATAATCTATTCCTCTGAGGTATTTATCATCATCTTTATACACTGGGAGGTGGTGCAGATTTTACTGAGTATTTTTCGTGATTTTTCCATGGCTCGTGATCTGGAGCTCTGGATACAATACTCTGAAAATTAACACCAGTCCACCAGGTTTGTTTACCACTGACCTGTGCAGTAGCAGGATGACTAACCAGTGGGATATCAGCTGGCGCAGTGACTGTGGCTGGAGTTATAGTGGGAGCTGTCACTGGCGTTCCAGACCCAGTGTTTTCCAACAACGGAGTACCGCTGATTACCACTTTGCCAGTACTGCTAAGACTCAGTGACGCAGTGCTATAGACATTCAATGAGCCAGTGGCTCCGATGTTCACCGAGCCCTGGCCAAACAAGGTAGCTCCAGCAGTGGCCAACAGTTTGTAATTCTTGCTTTTCCAATTGGTATCCTGCTTAGATTCTGCGTTGATATTGATCTGAGCTGACATACTCAGGGTTTTCTGGGTGCCGATGTTCATGTTATCCTGACTAAACACTGTGGCTGTGGCTGACGTTTTTAGATTTAAGTTACCCTGGCTGTGCCAGTTGGAAATTTTCTCAGATTTAACATTGATATTTCCCCTGGCATGAATATTAAAGTCTCGCTCGGAGTGGAAATTTAAGTTGCCTTTGCTGCGTACACTGAAATCATTCTCAGCATAGATGTCAATTCTGCCACTGGGGCTGAGCTCAATCCATGCAGTACCACGAGCATTTACTATATAAATTTGCTCATTAGTATCGTCCAGCATGATCATGTTGCCATGTGTGCTGCGTATCCGAATCATCTGATCCAGTCCATCAGTGGATCCATCATCCATGACAAACTGATGACCGCCAGTACGGAAGTGTTTTTCTAGTTTCTTAGCAGCGGTGGCATCAGGTTCTCTGAGAAACTGCTGACTGGCAGTGGTGTCGGCCATCATCCAGTGTCTGCCCGGAGTACTGATGCCATAAACCTGACTGGGTGATTCGCGATTGCTGGATGAACTAACTGGCCCACGGATGGTGTCAAAACATAAACCCTGAATCCCCAATCTCATGGATTGATAAATGTGAGGAAAGCGTGATATGCTGAACAGGTTATCAGGTTTCACAGACTTCGACACCAGAGCTTCACTCACTGGTAGTGTACTGGGCAGTTGGCCGTCGGCTAGTTCAATATATTTCCGCAGAATACTCTGGTTTGGTAGCGCGGGATCCCATTTAAAAAAACTGGACGTGGCAATTCCCGGAGTCATGTAACTGTCCTGTGGATCATTTATACAAGCTGTCCAGTAACCCTGCGCTGGATCAGCATTCATAAAGAAACATATAACACGCACACCAACATCTGGCGGAACAAACCAGAACCCGTAACTCTGGCTACTGCTTTCCTCATCAACCCCAGAAGAAATGACCTGACTCACAGGAGTTTTTCCCCTGAATGGACTTGCGTAGCCTACTGTGTACCAGGACGTGGGTTTGTTTTCGTCAGCTACACCCAGATCAGGAATAAACACCTGAAGTCTACCAGCGCAGGTTTGATCCATATTCCATTTTACAATTCCGATATACGGCCCAGGAGACTCCATAACTCCACGGAGGTTATTCTGGGAGAAGTCAGCGGGTTTTCCGGAGCGTATTCTACTAGATCTTTCTGGCATTGACTTTATCCTTAGGGGTTAGGTGGTGTGGGTGGAGTACGTGTATTATTAACTTTGGCAGTGACCCCGCCAATTTTGATATCATCACTGAGACACCGTATCATCTTTACATTCTGAGTAAACTTTCCCTGTTTAAACTCACTGGTGACCTGATTAAATCGATATATACCGTTGAACACAGTATCAGTGGAATCTTTAAAATCTGTTATTCCAGTGTCAGTGTTGATGTCACGCGGAGACTTAAACTGTAATCGTATATATCTATCCAGGGTTTCGGTGGGGAAACCAATGTTATCCAGGTTATTGGCGATTGTAGAAACATAAAAAATACCATCTTGTTTGATCAGATCTGGGTCGCCCATTATTTCCATGTTGGCTTCAATGAGATTTACCCTGCTGAACAATGATTCCGCCACCATTTGTGCAGCAGCTCGATCTGCTGTATTGTTGCCTATACCTGTACCCGCACCCGTTAGTTCCACAGGTTGTGTTTTCTGGAGACCGCCCAACAATGGTAGTGTGGTCGTGGGAGTTGCACTATTGTTAACAGTATCAGGAGATGAAAAATCATCAGTTACCTGACTAGCTACACCAGCATTATTGGGTTTGTATGTGAATAGGTTGTTATCCAGTTTGATATCTAGATTTAATATTTCAGTGTTCTTACCAGTGAAGAAATAGAAGTATTCTTTGACCACCAAGTTACTGGGGTCTGCTGATGGTACCAATGTCTTACCCAAAGTGCCAGTATCAAATACCTGCACTGGCGTTATGATATATGTGACTTGTTTTTGCTGGGTGTTGGAACCAGTATCATATTGGTTAGTGGGGACCACCTTGGTGCGTATCTTGAACCAGTTCAATGGTTTGTTCAATTCCTTGATAGCGACGTCCCGCGCCGCTGGATCCGTTATGGCAGCTGCCTTTGCGGCGTCTGTTTTAAACTTGGTTATTTGGTTAGTGATATAAGTGCTGTTCATCACTAGTCGTTTGATAATTTCTTCAATGGATGTGCCTTGATTGAAATTCACTACGCTTTTTTTACGATCCAGTGGTTGTCTGGCAGAATTCAGCAGCTGATAATTTTTTAAATTTTTTAATAATCCCAGTGCGGCGTCAGCTGCTGCGTCCATTTCACCATCTTTGATAGGAATGTCCACAGGGTTAGCCATGGGGATGTTTTTGAGATCAATGTCAGGCACAGTTTCAAATTGAAAATCATACACAGTGGGGTTTTTGGTCAAAATCTCTTTTTCCTCAGCTGGTGTTGAAGTCAATGCCGCCTTTAAACTTTTAAGTCCAACAATCAAGTCACCCAGGGTTTCTCCAGTCAGCTCCATTGCACGAGCAATTGTACCATATGCCTTCAACGAAGTGTGATAATTATAAGGCACTGCTGTGACTGAATATTCCGCCCCAGCACTGGTCAACTTAATCTCAATGTTGCTGAATATGATGGGAATGTATTTCTTGGTGGGCAGCGTGATCAATCTACCTTTGTCGTCAAAC